GAGAATCCATCCCTCTTGTGCCTATCCTCTTGCGCTCTCAGCGCCATGCGAATCACTTCTGACTCGCGTGGCGTGAGAGTGAGCGTGAGGTTTGTGTCGGACGACACTATGCCCTAGCCTGACGGCGCAATTTCAAGACCTGCTTCTCTAAGAGATAGATACGGCGAAACGCTAGCACTAATACAGTATTTACTGCGAATAGTGCGAGAGTAATAGCGAATAAATCGCTGACTTGAAGGTACATTTTGGTTCCTTTCGATAGTGGGTTTATCTGCCGTATTATACGGCACCCGTGCCTGTCGAGAGACTCGCACTCTCGTAACTGCCTATTACAGGCTTCCAGCCTTTAGCCTGCCCTATTCAGGCTTAGGCATTATAGGAAAATCTCGTTGGATAACTTTGAACGCTTCTTGCATAGCCTTAGCGAACTCTTGCGCTTTCAGCCATTCTGCCTCAGTTACTTTTGCATCCTTCATGCGAATGTTCTCGCTCTCTCGATAGCGTCAATGCCAGCCTGTCGAATGGCTTGGGCGCGGTTTGCTTCCGCTTCAATGTTCTTGATTACTTCCTGACGAGCGAGTTCCTTCTTGGCACTTTCTATAAGGTATGCCATGAAATCAATCTGTGCCATTTTCCTATCCTTTCGTATTTACTCTTTGCCGTATTATACGGCACCGAGGCATTTCCTTGTATTTCTCACTTACAAGGATAACTCTACCCTATACGGCATAGGATGTCAATAGCAGACCACTTTCGCCGTATTATACGGCATGGACATTAGCGCATTTCCTGCCCTGCCTTGTTTGTGTTGGGCACCGCCTGACCTGTAATAGTTTGTGTTGGTCGGATTTTTCCGACACGCCCGAGCGCGTGGGGAGATTAGGCGGGTCAAGATTAAAAAAAAATAACCCCTCTCCCTTTCGGGAGAGAGGCTATCTTTTATTTATTTATTTTTTAGCAATTCCATTCTTGGCGATTGTTCCAAGAATTACTTTCATTTCTGAAAGTGCAGGAGTTGTAAGTGCGTCGAATTGTAGAGTCTTGATTGCATCTCCTTTTGAGAGTTTCTTCAATTCTGCAACAAATCCGATTATTAGAGCGTCAAGAGTTGGAACCGCAATTTCTACGGTTTCCTCATCTGATTCTGATTTCTTTGAGTCTGAGATTTCTTTGATTGAGGGAGTGCGCTCATCTAGTGCTTCGATTGTCTCATTAGATGAGATTTCAGTGCCAGAGCGCTTTACGCGTGTTGAGAGTGAGAGCAATTTCGCCACTGTGACATTCTCGCGACCTAACTTTGAGAGAATCTCGCATGCGGTAGGGATAATTTCAGCGTGTGCGGGTTTTACTGCAACAAGAGGATTAACCTTCGCCTGTTCAAGTGAGGCGCGATATTCACGACCTGAAACGCGACCTGTTGCCATTTCTTGACCTACTAGAAGCAAGAAATCTAGACCCGCTTCATTTAGGTTTAAGGTGTCGGCGGTGATGTTCTGGTAAGCGGTAACGATAACGCTTGAAACTTGTGCGATTTCTTTTGGAGCCTTTGGAGCCTTTGGAGATTTTGACATTTTGGAGCCTTTCATTTAGGGGTGAACGGTTGTTCACAAGAGAACAATCTCATTAATGCCTAAGCGTGTCAATACGACACGCCGACGATTTCAATTTATTTTTTACGCTCATCCCTGCCGTATTATACGGCAATCCGAACAGGTGTTCGAATATTGAACATGTTCAAGTGTATCAGATATCCTATAGGATTTCAATACCTGACCCGATTGCTTAGCCCTATTTCCTATAGGATATTTTATTTATTAATGACCCCCCAGAATTATCATATATCCTATAGGATTGGGGAGATAGTCACCGACCAACGAAACTCCTAAATCCTATATCCTATACGATTCCAGAGGCGCATTTGAGGGGGGCATTGTTGAATCGCGCGCGTATTATATATATATACTCCCATACAAATTTTCTGTTATATTTAGACCTGTCTATTATCACTATATAGGGGGCTATATATAGACATTTATAAACTATTTTACGCTCAACTACAAAAAAGATACCCGAACTTTGTTCGGTTTTACCTGTTTGAACAGGTTATCTATAGTATAAGATAAAAGATTATAAGTACGGAGCCTGCTCCGCTAAGGCTACGCAGTCTCCTATAATATATGATAATATATAATTAAAGCGGAATAGTTATGCCGTGAGCAAGCACCGTGAAATAGGCGTTATTAGGGGCAACTAAATGGGACGTAAACCAGGGGTACAGTCTGTACCAAAGGATGAAGCCCAAGCAAAAGTGCTAGCCCTACTAGAACAGGGTGCAACCATTACTGCTGCTATGGCAGCAACTGGTCGTCAAGATACTGCCTTTAGGCAATGGACTATGACGGATGCAGACTTCAAAGAAAAGTCCGATAAAGCCCGTTTAGCGGGCAAGGGCATCAAGGCAGACCTGGCTGAACTCAAAGATATCTCCTACCCAGACTTCTCAGCCCAGTTCCTAGATACCCAACTCTTTCCACACCAACTCAACTGGCTTGATATGATTGAGGGACGTGAACCAAGGTGGCAACCTGTTGGTATGACTTATGAGCCAGGAGACCCTAAGCGTCTTCTTATCAATGTTCCTCCAGAACATGCTAAGTCTACAACTATCACCACCAACTATACACTTTATACAATCGTGACCAACCCTAACGCTAGAGTAATTATTGTCTCTAAGACTCAGGGTATGGCTCGCAAGTTCCTAGGCGCTATCAAAACACGCCTTTCCCATCCTGCCTATATGAAACTCCAAACTGCGTTTGGACCTAATGGCGGATACAAGGCTGATGCAACTCAATGGTCAGCCGATATGATTTATCTAGGCACTGGACGTGACTCTGGCGAGAAAGACCCTACTGTACAAGCCCTCGGGTTTGGTTCGCAGATTTATGGTGCTCGCGCCGACTTGATTATCCTAGATGACGTTGTGATGAACTCAAATGCCCATGAGTGGGAGAAGCAAATTGAATGGCTTCAGAAGGAAGTTATCACGCGGTTGGGGCGGCATGGAAAACTACTGATAGTAGGAACCCGTGTCGCACCCATAGACTTATATAAGATGATACGCTCTGGGGACCAATGGACGGGCGGAAAGACACCCTTTACCTACTGTGCTATGCCAGCCGTACTTGAGTTCGATGAGGACCCTAGAAAGTGGAAGACACTCTGGGCTAAGACGAACATTCAAGAAAATGACATAGACGAGGTTATGGAAGATGGACTTTATCCGAAATGGGATGGACCCTCTCTTTTTAAGAGGCGCTCTGAAGTTGCGCCATCTATCTGGGCTATGGTCTACCAACAAGAAGATGTCCAAGAAGACTCTATCTTTGCGCCAGCAGCAATTGCTGGATGTGTCAACGGTATGCGAAAGCGCGGACCGCTTAAACCTGATACTCCAGGGCACCCGAGACACATAGAAGGTACCTATACCGTCATGGGTCTTGACCCTGCTATGGCAGGTGCGACTGCGGCAGTTATGGTAACTTATAACAAAGCCGATGGAAAGATTTACGTTCTCGACTGTATCAACATGACAGAGCCTACCCCAATGAAGATTCAAGCCCTTATCGAAGAGTGGATTGAAAAGTACAAGCCACAGGAGTTGCGCATTGAAATCAATGCCCACCAGAAGGCTTATGCCCTAGATGATAATCTTCGAAATTTTTGTGCCTCACATGGGTGTCAACTCAACTCGCACTTTACTGGCAAGAATAAGTGGGACGTATCTTTTGGTGTAGCATCTATGGCTAGCCTCTTTGGTACCATGCGAGATGGTCGATTCCAGGATAACAACATTATAGAATTACCTTCTAACGAAGGTTCTGAAGGTCTCAAGACTCTAGTACAGGAACTTATTACTTGGAAGCCCGATACTAGAAACCCAACTGACTGCGTTATGGCGCTGTGGTTTGCAATCATTCGCATACGCGAGATGATGCAGAAGTCGAGTAGTGTAGGGCAGTACCAACAGAACAGATGGGCAACTAGAGCGCAACGCGCTGGACGTGGCTCCTTGAATTTAGATGAAGCATTTGCTGAGCAATGGGCTGGGCAATACGGATAAGGAAACGATTATGGGCAGCAGAAAAGATTCACAAAAATATAATAGTGCTAAAGAAGCAGAAGCAAAAGCCAAAAGCCGTGCCCTTACCTTAGCGCTTCGTGAGAGTTCAGCACGTGGAGTTCAACCAAAACATATTATTACAGTCACCCAAGTAACTTCACCCCGTACAGGTTCTGGTATTTCTGGAACAAACGGAAAAAACGTTGCTAAGATATACCGCCCAATGCTTGGTGGCGGCGGTATAATGGGTACTCCAGAAAATAAATAATTTTTTAATCAATCGTTAGGACAACAATGGCATTATCAATGGAGCAGGTAGCAGCACGGGTACAAGCCCTTCGCTACCGCAATAACGAGCGCGATGCTCGCAACTTGGATGTCCTTGCTGTCCGTAAAGGCAAGATTGCAGAAGTATATCCAGATTTCTTTCCAGACGGAGTAGATGCAAATGTCGTTGCAAATTTTATTGACATTGTTGCCCGTGATTTATCCGAAGTTATGGCACCACTACCAGCCGTCAACTGCTCGGCAGCGAATCAAGTTAGTGACCGTGCTCGTGTTTTCGCGGATAAGAGAACTCGCATTGCTTCTAATTATTTTCAACATTCTGACCTATCTGTACAGATGTACTCAGGAGCAGACTGGTATATAACCTATGGTTTCGTTCCGTTCATTATTGAACTTGACGAAGAAGCAAAACTGCCACGTATTCGCATAGAAAATCCTATTGGGGCTTACCCAGAGTTTGACCGCTATGGACGCTGTGTGGCATTTGCAAAACGATACATGATGACATTAGGCGAATTGGTAACTCAGTTCCCTGAGTATGAGCGAGAGTTGCTAGGTGGCTACGGCTACAAGCAAGACCTCAATCACCAGGTTGAGATGATTCGCTATTACGATAAAGATGAGTCAATCATCTATATCCCATCAAAGCAAAATCTTGTTTTATCTAGGGCTAAGAATCCATTAGGTAAAATGATGGTTGTTGTTGCACGCAAGCCATCCATTGACGGTGAACTACGTGGACAATTTGATGACGTTCTTGGTATTCAATTGCTTCGTAATCGCTTTGCATTACTTGCAATGGAAGCAGCAGAAAAAAGTGTACAGGCTCCAATTGTTCTTCCTAACGACGTACAGGAATTACAACTTGGCGGAGACGCAGTTATTCGTACATCCAATCCTCAAGGTGTACGCCGTGTAGAACTAAATCTACCACAAGGTGCATTTACAGAACAGACACTTCTCAATGAAGAACTTCGCGTTGGTTCACGTTATCCTGAATCACGTACTGGAAACATTAGCGCATCTGTTGTTACTGGACAAGGTGTGCAGGCTCTCTTGGGCGCATTTGATACCCAAGTAAAGTCAGCCCAGGCAATCTTTGCCGCAGCATTGCGTGATGTAATCCGCATCTGTTTTGAAGTAGATGAAGTAATCTATCCAGAAGAAAAGACCATTCGTGGTGTTGATTCTGGTTCACCATACGAAGTTGTATATAAGCCTACTAAGGATATCAAGCAGGATTACTCTGCCGATGTACGCTATGGTATGCTTGCTGGTCTAAACCCAGCCCAGGGACTTATCTTTATGCTTCAGGCATTAGGTGGAAAACTTATTTCCCGTGACATGGCAATGCGTGAACTTCCCTTTACTGTCAACGTTACACAAGAATTAGAGAAAATTGAAATCGAAGATATGCGAGCAGCATTACTCGGTTCACTAACTGCTTATACGCAGGCTATTCCACAAATGGCAACACAGGGACAGGACGCATCAGAGGTAGTACGCAAGATTGCTGCGGTTATCAAGGCTCGCCAAAAGGGTCAAGCATTGGAAGATGCTATTGAAGCCACATTTGCTATGCAGCAACAAGTTCCTCCTGCTGGTGTACCTGGTCAAACGGTTGAGCAACCGTCCCCTGCTCCCGCAGGAATGCCAGCAGGAGGTTCTTCTCCAGAAGGAGTAGCACCGCAAGCACAGATGGCACCAACTCAACCAGCACCTGATATACAATCAATTCTTTCCAGTTTATCATCATCTGGTAAAGGAAACGCAAGAGTAGTCACTAAGGGATAACTAAGTAGGGGACAATGACAACAATTATTGGATTGCAATATGAAGATAGTTGTTTCATAGTTGCTGATAGTAGAACTACCGACCATACTGGTAAGATATATTCTCATCCAGATGTAGAAAAGATTTCAGAACGTGGTAGATATCTGATTGCTGGTTCAGGGGAAACTCTTCCTTGTGACATAGCACAACATATATGGGAACCACCAGTACCAAGTTCAAAAGATGCAAAAGATGTTTATCATTTTATGATATCAAAAGTAATGCCATCTCTTCGTAAATGTTTATCTGAGAATGGTTACAACTTTGATGAAAATATTACACCAGGTGATGGACCTAGATTTACATTTTTGATTGCATTACATGGCGAACTATTTGATGTAGATGCAGAACTTTCTGTAAGCAGAAGTGAAGATGGAGTATATGGAGCGGGCTCTGGTGCTCCTTATGCAATTGGTGCAATATTTGGTGGAGCAGATGCATTTGAGGCAATGGAAATTGCTTCTAAACTTACAGCATATACTGCGCAACCGTATCACTCAAAAGAACAATTCAAGCATATTAAGTAGGAGAACTCATGGCTGGCAATCAGAATAGTGGCGGACCACGCCCTACTGCACCACAGAACAATCCTGCTAATATTTCTGCATTAGGTGGCAATGGTCAAAGTGGTCAGAAGCAACCAAATTATACAGGATTCAAGTATGGGGAGAACAAAGCATTGGCAGAGCAAGCATCAGGAGCATCTATGGCACAAGCGCCAACATCTAGTGCATCAAGTCAAATGATGGCACCAAGTGGTATGCCATTAGGACAATTGACAGATGAGACTAATGATGTATCTGCTCCAATTACTGATGGTGTAGACTTTGGACCAGGTGTTGGTTCATCTGCTCTTCCAGGAAATATTTCAGCAGAAACACGTAGTATTGATAACCAAGCAATTGTAAAGAAATATTACCCAGCAATGGTTCGTGCAGCGCAACTCAAAGATGCGCCAGATTCATATAAGCGTTTTATAAGTTTTCTTGCAGGAGAGATGCGTGGATAAATGGAGAGAGGGAAGCCTCTACGACCATATTGACCAATTTGCTAATTCTCTTGGATATGAGAATGCAGCAATTGCTATAACTCTTGCTATGGTTCCTTGGGAATCTGTGGAAGATAGAAATAATTTTATTGGTGCACTAACTGGTGATTCACCAAAAGGCAATGATGGACAAAACTACGTAAGCGGGATACCGAGGAGGTAAGAATGTCATTATGGAATTCGTTCCTCGACAATATTGCCAAACCAGCGGCGAAGGCTATCGAAACTGGTGGAAAGTTTGCAGTTGATTTTGTAGCACAATCAATTCCTGGTGTACCCGCCCCAGCAAACGTTCTTTCACAAACAATTATTGATGCTGGTGTCAATATTGGTGTATCGCCAATCCTAGGTCGTTCTGGATTAGAAAAAACAGCACAAGAAGCAATCAAACAAAATTTAACATACAATGTAAAAAGCCAAGCAGTAAGTAATGACTTAACCCTAAAGATTGCAAACAAAATTGTTGAGCCTATAATTTCTGAAGGTATAACACGTCCTGCTTCTACGCTTGCACTAGTTACAGACCCTACTTCTCCGTTGTATCAACCAGGAAAGTATGAAAAAGGTTTTCAAGTAAATGATATACGTGCTGCATATAATAGAAGCGCCGATGTCTCTGTTTTTCAAGCATTAACTAAATCAGAACTTTACAGAAACTCTGTACTAAATAGAGTTGCTACAAAGGCTGGCGGAATCAATATTGACACAGTTGACCTGTGGGATGACGCTGATGTAAAAAAGAATTTTTCAGAAAACATTGTTGGCAGATACTATACTGGTGCTGGTGACTTTATTGTTGGCAATCTTCTTATCACTGGTGCTGGCGGAGCACTTGGTGCTGCTGGCAAAGCAGCGGGTAGAGCAGCAGGATTTGCTAATAAAGGCATTGCGCTTACTGAATTTGAAGCAACTATCAACAGTGGATTCAAATACAATGCTGGAGATACAACAGCAACATTTAGCAATGCTGCAAATGACTTTTCATTCATGGCAAACAATACTGATATGTTTCAAACCATTGAACGTTTGAAGCCATACACAACTAATCCAAAAATGTTTGATGCTGTCAATGAAGCAACAAGTCCAGAAATCGTAAGAGATTTGATTCTTGCTGATAAGGGCTATGCTCCAGCATTAGAACGTTTGCTCAAAACTGAGCCAGCGCTAATTGGTGATGTTGCAGATGTTGCATCAACATTCAAAGCAAAAGCAATGGATGATGGTGGAGTATACTACCCAGAAGGTGATGCATTAGACCGTATCAATGCACTCTATGATGATGGCATTCGCTTGCCAGAACATAAGAAGTATTATGAAACTGTTATGGACCCTGAGAACAAGTCATTCCTTGGCGGAGGAAAAGATTACTTCCCAATGGAACCTAAACTTGGAGCAAAGCAACTTGCTGCTCTAAAGGACCGAATCAGCCCAATTAAGAGTGGAATAATTACAAGAGATTTCACAAACATTGGTGGATTTGAAGAACGTATTCTTGGTAATAAATTTGTTACTAGAGCAATACGTTTTACTGGAACATATAAGCCACTTAGTTATGTAACTTTCTCTGGTGCTCGACCACTTGATGGTATAGTTGAACTGCACGCGTTCTTTGATGATATGAAACTTTTTGAAAATGGAACTAATAGAATTTTCATTACACCAAAAGAAAGCATTTCAGCATCTGAATATCGCTCAAATGTCATTACTAACTTTGTAAAAGCAAATTCAGACATTGAACGTAAAGCAATGCTTGATGTGTTTGATGAAAACCTTGGACTCCATCTTGCTTATAGCAATGGATTCTATGACACAGTTGCAATAAAGAAGTTCATAGCAGAACTCCGTGCAAGTATTAGCAACAGTCATAATCAATTTGGTGCTAAAGGTATGGGCATTGATGCACAAGGTCGAAGAGTAACAACTGACCCATTGACACAGCGTCAATTAGTTGAATCAGTCCGCCTAACTCCTTACAATATTGTTGAAAAAGAAATTATGAAGGCTATGGAATCTAAGGTTCTCAAGCGTTCAACAACTAAAAGCGTAGATGCAACTGCTCACGTATTTGAATTTTTCAATCGTTATTGGACACTTGATGTTTTGGCGCGTCCATCATACATACCTAAGCAGTCATTAGGAGAACCAACACTTAGTGCATTTTTGGCACAAGGCGTAGGTTTTATGACAGAATCAATTCCAACTTTTGCTGGCAATGTTTTGAAAACTAATCGCAATAGAGTACTTGAAGTTGCGTCTAAGATTCACAGTGGTCCAGCATTGAAAGAGATTCAAACGACTATTGATGCTAAATCAACAATGTTAGATATTGCAATCAATGACTTGAATGCACTCAATGCTGAAGCAGCATACTTTTTGACTGATGCAATATCACCTGCTGCTAAACTTGCTAATGGTCCAAAGGTCATAAATGCCCTCAAAGATGCAAACAAGTTAGTTGATGATATCGAACTTGACCTAATGGATGCAGTAAAGCCATTTGGAGATATGCCACCTATACCTACTTTTGCTGGACTTGAAAACCGTATCGCTTACTTAGAGAAATTACCTTCAAGTGTATCTGCAAAGTATGGTTCTGCTATTGCAAACGCAAAGGCAGCCCTTGGGTCTGCACGTGGGGAAGTTCACAACCTTATTCCAGATGCAGCGAAACTGCTTGAAACCAATAAGAGCATAACAGAACAATATGCTAATATTGAAAAGATTCTCAAAGACCTAGGTGGTTCTTATGCAGAAGAAGCGGCATTGCTTGGCAAGAGCGCAGCATATAAAAAACGTTTTTATGGTAAAGAAGATAATTACCGTATGATTGATGGCAAGTGGCGCAGAATAGATAGCCTCTATGATGAAAATCAATTTGGTGCTGCTATGCGTGAAGAACTTGCTAACTCACAGACTCAAGCAATAACATATATGAATGAGTCAGCAGTTGGAACTCGTCAAAGCATTACTATGCGTAGAGGACCTGGAACAGTTACAGATGTAACTAGCCCAATTTACTTTGAAGAACTTGCTTATGTTGCTAATCGCACAATGCGTGGAGACCCGCTAATAGACCAGATTCTTGGTGGCGTTGGATTCGATGACCTAGTAAAATGGGGAGAATCAACAAGCGGTGTTTCATATATGGAAAAATTTGGTGGCGAAACACTTGGTTCAGTTCCAGACTTCATCCGCAGTAGAGTATCATTTGTCAATCGTTATTTGCCAAATAAGGCTGCGCAAGCACGTGTTCTTGCTGGAGATGTAACTTCTAATGAATTGAAGTCTCTTATGGCAAACCAACTTGATGAGTTGAGTGCTATTCATCCAACTGAATTTAATTATCATGCCGCTTCACAGAACCTAATTGGTATCAAGGGACTTGATTACATTGATAAGGGCATGGCTAATTTTGCTCGCTGGGCATTCAAAAAACTTACATCGCCAGAAAATCCAATTCGTTGGGCTTATGCTGATAAAGTATTTTTAGATACGCTTGCAAAGAAGGCTGATGTTCTTGCAAAACAAAACATCGAAATAACAGATAAAAGACTGGATGCTCTTCGCCAATCAGCAGCACGTGAAACAATAGCAGAAACAGAAAAAACATTCTATACAATTCGCAGACAAAATCGTGCCTTGTATACAATGCGTCTGGCTACAGCATTCCCTACTGCTTCGCTAAATGCATTCTATCGTTATGGACGCTTTGCAATCAAGAATCCAACTAGAGTTGCTGGTTTCTTGCACTCGTATAATTCTATGTTTGTATCATTTGGTATAGACCAATATGGTAATCCAGTATCTAATCCGCTAGAGGCTACTCACATTGTACTTCCTGGCTCTGCTGACCTCGGGTTATATGGTGGAAAAGGTATACGCCTAAGTGCACGTTCTATTGGTTTCTTACTAAACGTTCCAGGACCGTCATTCTTTACAGCATATGCAACTTCAAATATAATGAAGTGGCAACCTAAGGCAGAAGATGTGCTAAAGACGACAATGGGTTCTAACTACGACTTATTCTTCCCGTATGGTCCGCAAGCATCTTTTAGTCAGGCTATGACCCCAACTTGGCTTCAATATCTAAAGACCTATCTTACTAAAGATGAATCTAAGCAAGATTTTCTCAACTCTGTAAAGTCTGTAGCAAACTACTATCATACACTTGACGAGATGGGAATCCAAAAGTTCCCTGGTTTAGATACTGTTCGTAACGATGCTCGTAATCTATATTTTATAAAGGCTCAATGGTCATTTGCATCTATCTTTGGTGTACCTATCAAAGTTGATACAGACCCAATGAAACTTTATGAAGATTACTATGCTATACTTGTAAACAAGTGGAAAACTAAAGGCAATGATAATGCTGATTCTAAATTCCTTGCGGGGCAAGAATTGCTTGCAACTTTAGGTGCAGATTTCCCGCTAGACAGAATAACTTATAAAGGTGTTTCTGCAAAGGCATACGTGCCAGCAACACTTGAAAGTTACAATAGAGTATTCCAAGACAATAACGACCTAGTGCCAGCATTGGCTGAAGTCGACCCTAAACTTATTTCTTTATTGACACTGGATGTACCAAGCAAGCCAGAAGATTTCAACTTGAGTATCTATAAGATTCTTACTAATCCTAAGACTAAACTTCCAGGTAATACTCAATTCAATGAACTGGCTCTAACTCCAGAACAAGAAGAAGCCAAGCGTCAAGCAAATCGCGCCTGGACAGATTACAACACTAAGCGTGACCAACTTACAAGTCTTGCTCTTCAGCAAGGAAAGACATCATTAGATGCTGCTCCTGCTCTAGCACAAGAACTTAAGAAGTATGGCACAGAGGTACTTAGCAAGAGAAGTTCTGTATGGTATGATGAGTGGAAGAATCCAAAGATTTCTGATAACTCATACGTGTACGGAAAAGGTCTTGACCTAATCGTAAGCAATCCTAGATTTATGGCAGCACATGGTAAGAGTAAATTATGGCAAGATGTTTCTGCTTTTATTTCTCAAAGAAATATCTATGCTACGGTGTATCAATCTCTTCCAGTGCGTGATAGTCGCAAAAAAGATATAAAGACATTTTATAATAAACAGGTATTAGATAATTTACCTCAGTGGGACCCTGCATTGCAGGAACTTATCAAGAGATACTTTGTCAATGATACAATGAAAACAACTCAAGTTGAGGTGAAATAGTGGCAGAAACAGCAGCCGAAAAAGCAGCACGCATTGCTTTGGTCAATAAAAAAGCAGCAGACTTGACAAAGGCACAAGCGGAATCAGATAGACTTGCTGCTGGTGGTAAAACTGCTGGTGATAACGCTACCAAAGCAACCTACAAAGATGTCCTAAAACTTACAACTGATTCAGCCAAACTCCTATTGTCTCAAGCAATAGAAGAGGCTCAATACAGTGGCAAACTGTCTCCTACCGACATTGCAGACTTTATCAAAAAGTTTCAATCAGAAGCCTCAAAGCAAATGCAGATTGTTGTCAAAAATGCACAAGATAGCACATCAACTGGTACAAGTGCAGCAGGTACTGATATAAGTCAGACAATTGCGTCTTATGTAACTGCCAATTTTCCAACATTCTTCAATGCTAAAGATTTTGCAAAAGACTATATTTGGTCTAAGGTCAATTTCAAGGATGAAAAAAGCCTTGGTGGAAATGCCCTAACAGCCCTTTCACAAGCAAGAGGAATTGTAAAAGACTTTCATCTTCTTGGCGTATCCGATGCTGAAGTTCAGATTGCTGCAAAAGCAATTGCAAAGGGAACAAAAAGTGTACAGGATTTTACTTCCGAAATGCAAAGAATTGCAATGAAAGAATACCCAACACTAACAGATAGATTTAAGGTTGACCCAACATTGACAACTAAAGAGATAGCATCGCCTGTCATCAACATGCTTGCTAAGACTTGGGAAGTAGACCCTGCAACTATTGAATTAGATAACCCAATTGTAGCATCCTATTTACGACCAGGGGGAGCAGATGGCAAGACACCACCTCCTTCATATGCAGAATTACTTGGCAGAGCGATGAATGACCCAAAGAGAGAATACACCAAAGCGGCGCACGATGATGCACGTAGTGCTGCAATATCTTTGGCTAGAGCATTTGGAGGCGGCATCTAATGGGTATTCTTGAGGACCTAGCAAAAGCGCAAGGCAAGGCTACTACTGCTATGCCTGCCAAAACTATGACTACTCCTGGTGATGTAGCAGCAGCAAGTAATGCAAAGTATAATCCAATTGCATCTACAGCCCCAATTGCAAAACCTCCTGTTTTAGGTTCTGGACGCAGTGAAGGTGAACCAGTAATTCCACCAGTGGTTGCACCTCCCGTAGTACCACCAGTTGTACCACCACAAGGTGGGGGAACACTTGATACTGGAAGAACCTTAGCAAGAGATACCTTTATCTCTACTCTAGGATTGATTTTTGGGAATAAAGAAGCACTGCAACCATACGTATCAAAACTTTATGATTTAGTTTCTGGCTTCTATAAGACAGGTGCAACAGTTGATGAAGCACTAAATCTAGCATTATATAAAGCAAAGAATGAGAATGTAATTCCAGAATTTACAAATCGCTTCAAGGGTATATTTTCCCTACGCGATAAACAAAATGCTGGTATGGCTGTTACAGTCCCAACAATTGCTGAGTTTTTTGCAGCAGAAGCCAAAATGGGTGAGGTTCTAGCATCTGCTGGTTTAGGTGATTTGGCAACCCAGTCATTCCTTGGCGATATTATTGGAAAAGGAAAGTCAGTCCTTGAAGTTGGCAATCTAATTAGTGATGTTTTTGGAGCAATTGATAATGCCCCTGCTGCGCTAAAAAATGATTTGAATACATATTTTCCAGGAGTTGACAGAACATCTATTGCTAAAGCAATCCTCACTGGGGAACAAGGCGCACAAGAACTTTCAAAGAAGGTAAAATCAATTTCAGTTCTTTCAGCAGCACAGAGCCAAGGCATAAAAGGCTTAGACCTTGCTACTGCTAGCAACATAGCAAATCAAGGATTTGATTATCAATCATCTCTTACTGGCTTTGGGACTGTAAAGAACCTAGAGCGTGCTAACCAATTAGCATCATATGGTGGTGAAACCTTTAGCCAACAGAACGCAATGGATGCGGTGTTTGGCAAAAATATAGCACAACAAAATGCTATTGAACGAATCAAGCAAACAGAATTTGCTCGCTATGGTGGTTCCTCTGGAACCGCTAAGGGAGCATTCTCAACTGGCTATCTGAGTAAGCAGTCATCAGCAGGTCAGTTCTAAATAGAATCCTATGTGGGAATACCAGCGCCACATAGAGTAACAGACTGGTAGCAAGAGCCAGCCCAATCCCCCGATTGGAATCTGAGGCTTGCGAACTACTAATAGAGAAGGGTGGTTGCTATGAGCAACAACTACTGGGATGAAGACGAAGACGACCAAGATACACAAGACGACGTTCAAATGGATGGAAGCGACTTACTAAAGAAGTTGCGGAAAGCCAAGCGTAATGACGAAAAACGTATCAAGGAACTCACTGAGCAACTTGAGGGACTATCCAAGTCGCAGCGTGAGCGTACAGTCAAAGATGTCCTAGAAAAGCAGGGTGTGAATCCAAAAGCACAACGTTTGATTCTTAAGGATTTGGATGATATTACAGAAGAGTCAGTGAATAACTGGCTTGATGATAATGGAGACCTATTCGGAATTACACGTGCGCAGGATGCACCTCAAGTAAGTGAAGTTGACCGCGCTGCATTACGCAACCAGGACAATCTAACTCAAGGTGCAATAACACCTGACCGAGCAGAGAACTTAGAGCAACGATTAGCAAATGCAGAATCTGCAGAAGAAATCTTGTCTCTCCTTCGTTCGGAATAATCATAGTTTCTAACTACTAAAAAAGGAAATAACCTAAATGGCTAACGCATTCGTATCCACAGCCTCCGATAACCTCGGCGGTACTATGGGTTCTGCTGGTCTAGTACAGAAGGCTTATGACCGTCTCTTGGAGTTCGCACTCCGCTCAGAGCCACTCATTCGCTCAGTTGCTGACAAGCGCCCAACAAATCAATCAGTTCCAGGTTCAACAGTTGTTCTACAACGCTACGTTGACCTAGCAGCAGCAACAACTGCTCTAACAGAAACAACTGACCCAGATGCAGTAGCAATGTCTACACCAACAACAGTTACTATTACTCTCAATGAGTACGGTAACTCTGTTCTTGTAACACGTGCTTTGGAACTCTTCAGCCTTGCTGATGTAGACCCAGCAATTGCTAACATCATCGCATTCAACCTTGCCGATTCAATCGACTCAGTTGCAATGACAACACTTCGTCAGGGAACCAACGTAATCTACGCAGGTTCAACTGCAACATCAACAGCAACAATTACTGCTGCTGCAACACTTTCTTCAGCAAACATCCGCAAGGCTGTTGCTAAGTTGCGTGCTGGTAAGACAACTGCTCGCAAGGGTTCACTCTACTGGGCTGGTATCCACCCAGAAGTTTCACACGACCTTCGTGCAGAAACAGGTTCAGCAGGATGGCTTCTCCCAAATCAGTACGGCTCTGCACAAGACCGTATCTGGGCAGGAGAAATCGGTACATACGAAGGTGCTTACTTTGTTGAGTCACCACGTCTTTACAATGCTACAGACGGTGCATCATCTGCACGTAACTACCGCACAATCCTCGCTGGAGCACAAGCAATGGCAGAAGCCGTTGCTGAAGAGCCACACGTAGTCATCGGACCAGTCGTGGACAAGTTGATGCGTCACCGCCCAATGGGTTGGTACGGCGTACTT